GAGAATGGGTTACGCATACCTGGAATGTAACGGAAGATACCATCTTCGTAAGCTTTCACAGATAGACGTTTAATACCACTATCACCTAGGAATTGACCATCAGCTTTAACACCTGAACGGATTAACATGTGGCGAGAAGATACTAGACCTAAGCCTGAAGGATCTTTTTGTTTCCACAATTCAGGATCATCAAAGAACTTACGGAAACGTATTTCAATGTTTACACCATTGTAAGAACGGAAACGAGTAAATACACCTTGGTAAGTTAAACCTTGACCACCCATATCACCATTCTCTTGAATGCGATGTAAAGTCCAGTTAGGAGTGTAAGTAGTTGAACGGTTTTCTAACCATTTAGAAGCTTCTTGGTAACCATAGTAACCTGTTTCAATTACTAGGTAAAGTTGCTCATCATATTTGTAAGCCAAGTTCAAGTCTTGTGCAATGTCAACTATTTGGTCTAAGTTAATAGAGTTTTGAGGAATAGTGTTTGTTGCAGCAATTTGTTTGAAGAAACCTGGGAATGATTTAATAACACATTTGTTTTTATCATCAATGTTATAAACCATATCAGAGCTATCATAGTTCTTTTGAGAAAGAATGAAAGCACGAGCAGCTTGCATTTCAAACTGATGGATAGCAAGAGCATCAAAGTAGTTTACATAAGCACCTACAGAAATTTTAGCACCTGCATCATCTTTAAATACCATACCAAAAGGCATAGGTTTGTTTTGCTCAATCATGTTACCATCTACTTTGTATTGCATACGGTGCAATGAAGTAGGGGCTTTAAGCTCAACAAAGGTATTCATATAAAAATCAGTACCTTGGTAAGAACGCTCGTTAGGAGACAATTGCCAGCCTTTAGACCAGTTTGAACCTACAGTTAATTCTGAATCAGGTACAGACATTAGAGGAGAACCTTGATTAATAAGTTCTACACGGTACTCATATTTATCTTTAGAAACCTCTGTAAAATCTTTAACAATGATATTGTAGTCAAGAGGTGTATCACCAAGAACTACATCACCAATTTTAAATAGAGGCTCAGCAAAGTACATATACCATTGAGCACCATTTTGACCTACTTTAGAAGGTTTAGCACCTGCTAAGTCAGACCAGTCAAGTAGAGTTACTACCTTTTGATTAGTACCACCAAGACGCCAGAAGAAATAATCATTGCTAGTGTCTAAGGCATGTACTGGAAATTCACGCATAAATGCGATATAATCATCAGCAGGTAGATATTGAAACAATCTGCGATAGACCATTTTTTCTACATCGTAGCCAAATTTCTCACCTAGTTCACCCAAGTGAGGTACTTTCAAAGGCCCAATGTAACTTTTAGGGCCTAGTTTTGAGAGGGTTCCAAAATTTTCAATCATTTTAAATTATTTGTTTTTTAGTTGTTATTTTATTTTTTTGTTTTTTACTGCTTCTGCTAGTTTGGCATACCCATCATTTATTACCTGTTCCATAGTATCTGTAGAGGTAGTACCAAATGATTTGTTTATGCTTTTCTGGTTGTTATTAGTTATAGCTGCTTCAAGTTCTTTTATTACATCAGCTTTACCTACATTTTTAAGAACACTTAAATCAGGAATAAAATCCTTTTTGCGAGTGTCATATTTAAATAAACCAATGGTATGATAGAAACGTAAAAGAGCATCAAACTTAGCTTCATCTTTTTGGCGGGTAGCAAATATTGGATTTACTTTCTGACCATTAGCTTCCACTGTTTGGTATTCCTTAGTCCAAGATTCTTTAAGTTTCTTAGATAACTTTATGCCACCAATTTCTTCAGTACTTTCAATAAAGTCTTGTAAGTCCTGTAGTTGCTTTTGTGCTTGAGCTTGTTGGTATTGGCTTTGTCTAGCTACTTCTTGTTTTAGCTGTGCTTCGTAATTATTTACTGCTTCAACTAACTCATCATAGTTAGATTCAGCTTCTTCCATTAATACACCTGCCTCTTTAGACTTCTTAATTTCCCTGTCTATTTTATCAGGAGGAAAGTTAGTTGTATTACGCAAGTATTCTTTTTGTATCTTTTCAGCTAACTCTAAATCTGAAGCAATATCATTTTTGTTAATTTGTGAGATAGTCTTCAGAGATTTCATTAAATCTGCTGCATCTTCAACTGCTACACCACTATCAACTAACTCAATGAACTTCTTATTAAGAGGGTTAAGATTGTTCTGTATATGAGAGTCTAGTTTTACTTGTGCTTTTCTGTCAGATAAATCTTCTTGCAGCGAAAGATAACTTTCTATAGTACCATCAAACTCTTCTTCATTAAACTCTAATCCTTCTTTCTCGTAAAGAGCTTTAAGGGTTTTAGAAAGTACATTAGTATTTTCTTCTACTTTCTTTGGAGCTTCTTTACCTTCCACAGGTTCATCTGATGGCTTCATTAAGTCATCAAAAGCAATAAGACCATCATCTGATGTTACTTCAGTTTTCTTTGGTTCTTCTTCTGCTGCTGTTTTTTCCTTTTTTACTTCTGGTTCTTTACCAATCTGGTCAAAAGGAATAACTTCTAAATTTTCTATTTCCATAAAATATGTGTTTTAAACGCACAAATATTAACTATTTGTTGCATTAATTAAAATTAAAATTATAGGCATATATAGCAATTATATATAACTTGTATATAAAACCTACTTCAAGTACGTTAATTTATATAAGGTTTGTTTAGTAAGAGTCTTTATTTCGTCTATAATATTGAGTTCATCAGAGTCTGTAAAGGGACATTCTGTTTCAATATAAGTCAATAGTGCTTTAAGATAAGAGATAAAATCTTTGCTTACTTCTGTATAGGAAGCTTGTATAGTTAAAGACAATAGCCCGTACTTACCTTGATGTGATTCTATTAGAGTATCAGTAAAATCTAATAGTTTATCATAAAAGGCTTCTGCTGCTACATGTGCTGCATAAGCTCCTGGGCCTTCTAATGATAAATGATATAGATGTGCTGTATCACGTGCATGGAATAATCTTCCAATAAATTTACTTACTTCCACCTTTTCTTGCTTTTATTTTATCTACTTCTAGCTTTTGTTGAGCTATCTCTTTCTTATTCTTCTCTTTTAGTTGCTCCAAAGAAACTCTTATAGATTCAGACTGACGTTGTAATTCTATCTTCTGTTGTTCTAAATCTAGTTTACGCATTTCTAAATAGTCAGGCTCATTGTTATTATTATAATCCTTTTCAGGGTCAAATGATTGAGCTTGTAGTTGAGCTACTTCCAGTTTAGTTTCTCTGTCTGTATCTATCTTATATCTTTCTAGTTCTAGACGTGCAGCTTCTAACCTTACTTTTCTATCTTCTATTTCTTGTGCAGCTAAATCAAGTTGTTTTTTGATTTCTATTTGTTGTTTTTCTGCTTCAGCTGCTTTCTCTTGTCTTTGTTTTTCACGTAGTTTAAGTTTGGCAGTTGCATTAGCAATAGATTCATTTTGATAGATTTCAAGTACATCAGAAAGAGTAGCTGTACCATTTTGCATTGCAACTTGGAACAAGCCTTCTATCTTCTGCATTATCAGTGCATCATTAGTAGAATTGGTTACATGTAAGTCAAATTCAGAAGCTTGTATTGCTGTAAGCTCTTCATCTGATAAGACTAATGTTGTAAGGTCATCTAATATGTATTGGAATTTCTTTGGGTTTTCCTTGAATTGTTGAATAGAAATATTCATTACTTTACGTAACGTCCTTAGTTTAAACTTATCATTTAACCTAAACCATTTCTCTGTTATATGAGAGGATTGTGTTACAGACCTTTCTACGTTACCTACTAATTCTCTATTTTGTATAGCACCTTGTCTTTGTTGTGTTATGCCAGTTACTTGATCCATACTTTGTAATGTGGTATCTATAAGTGAACCTATTACTGATAGTGGGCCATTTTGAGCTGCTGATACTATTTGTGCTCCTACTGTATTGTTTATTTGTCCTGCTGCTTTACCTGCCAATGCTCCATTGTCTATTTCAGCAGTAGGATCTAAAGGCATGATTGCAGTAGTCTGTATATAATTGATGAACTCTTCAAGATTCATGTTATCAGGCATCATTGAAGTAGGAAATACCAACACGTCAGGTAACATAAGTGATGTTAAATGTTTCTTTTTAAAGTAAAGTACATCTAACATATAATCAAAAGGTTTACAAATATCCATAAGACTTTGTGCCTTTGAAGTATTTGTATTATATATCTGTATAGTAACAGGTGGTTCTTGACGTGAGATATTGTCTAGTGATGTAGAAAGAAATGGTACAGGTTCTATCTTTACGTATATATCATACCCAATCTTAAAACCTCTCCACCATTCATTTACCCACATTTCTTTTACTACTTCTTCTCCCAAGAGCTTATTAGCTTTATACTTTTGATGTACATATTTTTCTTCTTCCAGTCCTGTTTCTTCGTTGAAAGACTTAAGTAGTTTTACTTTTCTTTTTGATTTCCACAAGCAATGCACAACACGCATATTACCATTCACATCTATGTTTGTTGCAAACAGAGTTCTTTCTAATTCAGATACAGGAAATATACCTGAAGCTGTAATAGAATTATCAGGTACTGCAAGTTCACCTACAGGCCCATAAGTAGGGTAAGTCCAACCAGATGTACCACCAAAAGGTGAGATACCTTTGAATGCTTGTAGTTTAGCTATGGCTTCTGTATCTAAGTAAGGGTGAAAATTGTCTAGTACATTTGATACTGTTTGGTAGCTTACCTCTACTAGTGCCTCAAGTCCTGATTCATCTATTGATTCAGCAGACATAATGGTAAAGATTTTTGTTGGGTCTCCTTTTCTTATAAAGAGTTCTTTACCTAGTGCTTCTGTAAATACTATTTGTTCACCTGCAATAAGAGCATCTTCAAATGCCCTGTTAAATATTGTATCTAAATCCTGTTGTTTGTAATAATACTTTAATATCTTCTGAGCCCCTGATTCTGCTACATCTTGCCATTCATAGTTCATGTAATCAGAAAGCCTTTGTAATCTTGCCTGAGCTTCTTCTTCAGGTAGGTTCCCTTGTAACATATCTACAAGTTCTTGTTTTACCCTACCCATCATTCTTTGTTCTTTTCCTGATATACCTTCAGCATCATTATTAGAAAGTGTAACTCTCCAATCAAACCTACGGTTCATATGCTCACCTACAAGTAGGTCTATTTTGGCATTACCAAAACCCATATGCTCTAATCTTGCAGGGAAAGAATTTAATCCTAGTCCCTGTGGGTCTAGTATTTTTTCAAAATCTGCTTGGTTTATTACTCCTCTCTTTAGATTGTAGTTGTTAAACTTATTATATAAGGTAGGTCGTAATTGACGATTCTCAAACATAATAATGTTTTCAAAAGCATCTAAATTATTCTTCTGCCATTCTTTGGTAGCTTTCTTTTCATCAGACACCATTTGGTCTGGGAGTAATTTTACTTGTCCTAACATTTATCTGTATTTCTCAAATGTTTCAAAATCTTCTTTATCGAAAATGTCTGTTAACTTCCTTTGTACTTTAAATTTGGTAAAAAAGTTACCGAATTTATTTGACTTAGGTTTTTTCCTTTCTTCTGCAACATCATCTGTAAGGTCTTCTCTATACAAGAATAACATATTTAAAGCTGATACTCTATCAAAGTTACCATCCTTATTCCAGTTTATAACTTCTTTTAAGTAACCTATACTTCTTATTGTATCTATCTTCTTTGTGCCTGTAGTTACATCTAAGTCAGATAACATCCAGGTTTTTTGTGATTCTCTTCCTCTTTTGTTTACATCTTCAGTTGGCTTTATGCCTTTTGAAGTATCTAACCCTTCTCTCCAAGTATTTCTATCTCGTAAGTAAGAAGGTGTATCTGCCAATAAATACAATTGTTGTTTCCTCTCAAAGAATTTGTACATAAGTGTTACTGAAGCTTCATACATTGCTGTTGCATTGTACCAAACTAAAATACGTCTACAAGTTTCATAGAAATCTTCTGCTCTTTCAGGACGAGCTGTATATTCACATACAATTCTGTCAGTCCATAAGTCCATTATAAACATACAACCAACTGATTCAGAGTTTGTTGTCTGGTCTTGGTTGTAAGGGTCAATACCTCCTATATATCTGTTACGAGGTACTACAAGTGTGTTTTTATCTTGTTGAGGTAATTCAAATACTTCTATGTAATTTATGGTTGGGTCTAATATAGGCCATTCTCTTTGAGGTTGTGCATCCTGTACATCAACCCATTTAATTACTTTATCTTCATTATACTCTAATCTACCAACATTGTGCTTTGATAACTCTTTGTCTGTATATAATTCTGATAATCTTTTCTTTGCTTCAGTTATGGGAAAGTAAGTTCCCTTTGTACGAAGCATGGCTTCTTCAGGTGTAATTGGATCTTCAGCTGCCATTTTTAACAGCGTTTTATTATCTACACCTAATTTCTTTTTGTCTAGTCTTTGTTGTAATATATAATCTTTTGCTTCTTTCTCCAAAGAGTTACCATTCTCATCTATAAAACCCAAGTAGTTTTTGTAAGCAGGAAAGAAGAAACAACAAGGTTGAGAAGACTTAGCTTCTTCCCATATATTCTTTACTGAGTGAAACCCATATGCATCAGGTTTATAAAATACAGTTTCCATTGCTGCAAAACCTGGGCCTTCATCACCACCTGTACCAAAAGCAAGTATGGTACCTATCTTTAGCGTACCTTCTAATATACATTTACGTATGATAGGTATGGCATCCAAAAGATTAGGAAATGAACCAGCTTCTTCTACAATAATCAATTGTCCTTTCTTACCCCTTAATTTCTGTGGGTCATCTAATACTACTGCTGCAATGTTAGACTTAAAGCCTTTTTCTATTATCTGTCCATTTACATTTTCTAAGTAACTTGCCCTTATGTGGTCAGCTTTATTTATCTTTTGACGTAGTTTACCAAAAGGTGTATGTTCAGACATGTGGTCAACATTCTGAAATA